AAAAGATGTAAATGACAACCTAATTGACATCATAAAAGACTACTATGATGTTACTATAAATGTACCAATGGTGCTTGAAGCTAAGATAGGAAATAATTGGCTTGACACCAAGGACGTTATGTAGTATAGTCAACTGATTCGTTTTAAGGAGTTTAATATATGGAAAATAATTTAGCTATTATCGGAACAGAAGAAAACCTAGCAGACATCATGGGTATGTCCAACACTGTCCCATCATCTCGCTCTGCCCTTGCGGAGATCAAGCAGGTACACCAGAATATTATGGGTACTAAGGAAGTTGATGGGGAAAAGATGGAAGTAGCTGTGATAAAAGCAGGTGCTTATTCAGTAGTGTTCCCTGACGAGACTGTGTATTACAGTGACAAGATCACCATAAGAACCTTCATGCAAAGGTTTCAGTGGGAGAGATGGGATGACAACTTTACCAGACCAGATGGCGGTTCTGGAAGGATGCTCCGATCTGTCATGGGTAAGTCTCTCAGTGTGGACTTAAAGGATAACTATGGAGGTTTTAACTGCGGTAGACCTTCTGGTTATGTCAAAGACATTTCGTCTTTGCCACAAGAAACGCAGGACATCATGAAAAGTACTAAGCGGTACAAGATTGTGTTTGGACTGTGTACACTTGACAACGCTAAGGATGCCAATGGTAAATCTGTTGATGTTAAAGAGTTCCCTTTCTTTATGCGTATTAAAAACAAAGATAGTTTCAAAGCTATGGTAGATGTTTTTAAGATGATAAGACGGAATAACCGTTTTCCTATTCAGTACAATCTGAGTTTGTTTAGCGAATTAAAGAGTATACCTAGTGGTGCTACTTACGCAGTGGTTAAAGTATCTCTAGGTAATGAAGTAGAGATTACTGCTGAGGACAAAGAGACACTGAAAAGTTTTGTCGAGTGGGTTGAATCTATGAACTCAATCACTCTTTCTAAGTGGGAAGAGAACAGAAGACCAGAGGAGTTGTCTGAAGCAGACGAGGAGATTGTGTCTTCTATTGTTGAGATTGAGGACGAGTAGATGAACCATCCTGCAGAGTTGGCGATACACGAGTTCCTACAGAAAGTTTCTCTTGGTAAAGCCAAGATGAACAAGGCTACCCTCCACCACATAGCCAAAGATGTAGAGGACGCTTTGTCTCGCCAATTCTCAGGGGATAAGCGGAAGTTTAGGCTTCGTATGTCTAATATTGGACGTAAGAAGTGTCAGCTTTGGTTTGAAAAGAACCACCCTGAGAAAAAGCAACCAGACTCCCCTTACTTCTTAATCAATATGATACTAGGAGATATCGTTGAGGCGGTGTTCAAAGGTCTTCTTAGAGCCTCTAAAGTTAAGTTTGAGGACAGTAAGAAGGTTGTATTAAAGACAAAGAAGAAAGATATAGAGGGCAGTTATGACTTAGTTCTAAACGATAAGGTAGATGACGTAAAGTCTACATCACCTTGGTCTTACGAAAACAAGTTTGTAGATTTCAACACGTTAAAGAGTAAAGATAGTTTTGGTTACGTTGCACAGTTAGCAGGGTATGCTAAGGCTAGAGGAGTAAAAGCAGGTGGTTGGTGGGCAGTCAATAAAGCCAACGGAAACTTCAAGTATGTTGATGCTGACGATCTCAACATGCAGGAAGAACTTAAAAAGATAGATGATACTATAGCCTACATAGAGGACGATGCACCTTTTGAAAGATGTTACGAACCGATAGAGGAAACGTACTACGGAAAAGCAAGCGGTAATCTAAAGCTAGGCATTGAGTGTAGTCTTTGTTCTTTTAAAGATGCTTGTTGGTCAGACTTACAAGTCTTACCTTCAAAGGTTTCTAAATCTGCAAACCCTCCTTTGATTAATTATGTAAAGGTTGCAAATGGCGAAACTGAAGTTAAAGAGCAAGTTCGAGTATGATGTAGCAAAATGGCTAAGGTCAGTAAAGCAAAAGGTGAGATATGAAGAAATCAGAATTAAATACGCTGTTATTCGACACCGATACTATAAGCCTGACTTTATTCTTAACAATGGTATTATTATTGAAGCGAAAGGGTGGTTACGTCCAAGCGATAGAACGAAACATTTGTTAATAAAAGAGCAGTATCCTGACTTAGATATACGGTTTCTATTTCAAAATGCAAACAATCTTTTACGCAAAGGATCTAAGACTCGATACTGCGACTGGTGTGACAAACACG